ATATTCTAGACTCCAGAATTAATCGGTTTTCATCCCCGATGTTCGGAGGCTATGATGGCTTAAGTGTTAAGGAAAGAGATCCATTCCGCAATACGAGAATCGATGATGTCCTAACTGAGGTGGGGAATTATACTTATCACACACTCCGTCGGGCGATTGATACTGTCGCAGACCCAGAGGTCATCCAGACGAATATGATTACTATTCCGGGCATCACGAATGAGAATATTACTAAGTATCTGCTAGAGACTTGTGAAGCTCGCGCCGATGCTCTTGCCATAATCGATGTTAAGAGTGGCTTCCAGCCGCGTCACGAGTCGAATTCGGATATAGCGGACAGAAGAGGCAATCTTCAGAGTGTCCTCGATAATATGAAGGCGCGTAATCTTAATAATTCTTATGGTGCTGCTTATTACCCATGGGTTCGAATCCGTGATGATCTTGGCGGTACGACAATTGAGGTGCCGCCTTCCGTGGTTGCCCTTGGCGTTATGGCCACTACGGAGCGCGCCGAAGCCGTTTGGTTCGCTCCTGCGGGCTTCCAGCGAGGCGGCCTTAGCCATGGCGCGGGTGGGCTCCCCGTTGTTGGTGTTGAAACCAAACTGACTTCACGTAACCGTGATGACCTTTATGATGTCAACATCAATCCAATTGCAAGCTTCCCGGCAGAAGGTATTGTGGTATTCGGACAGAAGACGCTTCAGGCCACACGATCTGCTCTCGACCGGATCAACGTCCGTCGTTTGCTGATTTTTGTCAAGCGTGGAATTTCACGGATTGCAAGTACAACACTATTTCAGCCAAACGTCCAAGCAACTTGGAACTCTTTCAAGTCTAGAGCAGATAACTTCTTGGCCGACGTTAAGGTCCGTTTTGGTGTGGATGCCTTCCGGGTGATACTTGATGATACAACCACGACAGCGGATTTGATTGACCGGAACATCATGTATGCGAAGATCTTTATTAAGCCGACAAGGGCTATCGAGTTCATTGCAATTGATTTCATTATTACCCGCTCAGGGGCTTCTTTTGAAGATTAAATAAATCAGGGGCTTTTTGGCCCCTACCACTAGTTATAGCATAGGAGAAAATTAGATATGGGCGTACCTTTTCCCGGAGGCGGTACTTTTTGGACTCAAAGTCCCAACAGAGATCCGAAAAGAGGATTTAGATTTAGAGTTGAGATTGGCAGTTCTGGCCCTCTTTGGTATGCCAAAAAGGCTGATAAGCCGGTTCTTTCTTTAGAAGAGGCCAAGCATGAGTATTTGAATCATACTTATTACTGGCCAGGAAGAATTTCATGGAATACGATAAAGATTACTTTTACGGATCCCGTCGAGCCCGATCTAGCTGGAGGTCTTATCCAAGCAATGGAAGATGCCGGTGTTAGAATTCCGGCCGGCGTGCAGGATTCTGCTGAATTTAGGACGCCCTCTAAGAAAAGCGTTACCGACCAATATAATTCAAGCGCCGGCGCTCTGGGTGCAGGCGGCGACGATATCCGCGTTATCCAGATTGACGAAGACGGAAATGATCTGGAAATGTGGACTTTAAAGCACGCCTGGGTTAAGAATATCGAATTTGGTTCTTTGGATTATAGTTCCGATGATCTTACTGAGGTTACGGTTGAGTTCCGCTATGATTGGGCCGAGTTCTTCTCTGGTGCCACTGCTGGTTATACTTCTAAGTTCGCCGTTGGCGGGCCCTAGTGTGTGAGGCTTAAATGAGCGCTGCAACGGTAAAAGGCGGCTTTTGGACAACAAATGTTGGCTTTGAGCCAAAAGCGCAATATCGCTTTAAAGTTAGATTAAATGGTTTTACCTGGGAAGATCGCGACGACTCGGGGCCTTATGAGGACATTGGCACGGATACAGATGTTGTCTGGTATGCCAAATCTATCACGAAACCGACGATGAAATTGACTGCGCAAAACGTAGGTGAATTTTCAATTAATAGGCAATTTGATGATGCCAAGATTTTAACATTCCCGACGTTCGAGCCAGTTACAATGAAGTTGATAGACCCTTCTTATCCAAATGCAACAAGAAAGATATTGCGTTGGGTCCGACGCGCCGGCTTTTTAGATGACGAAGCGCAGGGAACGAATGGTGTATCTTACTTTGATTATGACGCCTTGCACAAAGCTATTGGAGATTTAATAATAGAACAATTAGATCACACTGGCGGCGTAATGGAAACTTGGAAATTGCTCAATGCATATCCAACAACTATAGATTATGGTTCCCTTTCATATGCGAGCAGTGCCCCCGTTGAGATTAGTATTACGTGGGGCTATTCAGTATTCCAGGCAGTGATGCATGGCCAGCCTGGACTAGAAGGCGGCGTGTATTCGCAATGGCCTATCGATGAAAGATCGCTCACGATGCTGGAAAGGGGATTCGAGTATTATCGGGACGCTGATGAGGTTTTGGCCACTTCACTTCCGGATGATTTAGCAGAGATTATATAAAAGAGGTATTTATGCGAGATAATAGCCAAAGGGCTTCCACGACTGTCGATCCGACAGCCGCGGTTACTGAAATGGTTAATGAAGAAAAACCAACATTACATTTTTCAACACCAACGGAATTTGTTGATTTGCCGTCCAAAGGCAAGTTTTATCCAGAAGATCATCCCCTTCACAAGCAAGAGATGATTGAAATTAAATATATGACAGCGAAGGATGAAGATATTTTAACTTCACCAACGCTCCTTAAGAAGGGTCTTGCAATCGAGAGATTCCTTCAGAATATTATTGTTGATCGGCGTATTAAGGTTGATTCCTTGTTGTCGGGAGATAAAAACGCACTTTTGGTCGCGGCCAGGATTAATGGCTTTGGCCCAGAATACAAAACCAAGTTTAGATGCCCAGCGTGCATGGTCATGTCCGACGTTACTTTTGATTTAGCGGAAGTGGATGTTGATTTCGGCGGCGCCAGGGAAGATCTTGATGTTGTTGAAAATGAAAGTGGCACCTTTACATTTAAGCTCCCTCAATCTGGGCACTTAACAGAAACCAGGCTTCTAACAGCCAAAGACGAGAACGAATTAACAACCCAGGCAAAAGCAAATAAAAGCAAATTTGGCCGAGAAACCGGGCTTATTGACCAATTGAAAAAGATTATTGTATCAGTCAATGGTTCACAGGAGAACAAAGTAATTAATCAATTTATTCTCCACATGCCAGCCCGAGATTCAAGGCATCTTCGCAATGCGTATTTAAAAGTCATTCCAAGTCTGGATATGACACAGCATTATTCATGCGAAATTTGTGGATATTCGCAGGAGGTAGATATACCGTTAACGGTTGACTTTTTTTGGTCTAGACAATAATTACATTGCAAGCGTATATGAGGAGCTTTTCCTTCTCAAATATCATGGAAGTTGGTCCTTTATGGAGGCATATAACCTTCCGGTGACAATTCGAAGATGGTTCTTGCAAAGGTTGGCAGATCAGCTTCAAAAAGAGAACGAAGCCCACGAACAAGCCATGAACAAAAGCAAGGCAGGGTCCGGTAGGCGATAAGTCTTCGGGCCTTTTTGGTTTACAAAACTATTTATTGTGCCAGGAGAAAAGATTGATGTTAATAGCAAGATCTGAGTTCCGCCAAATTGTTAAAGAAGAGATTTTGAAAACTTCTTTTTTATTAGAACAGGAAGACGTTGCAGCGCCAAAGAGCAATGAAGAAACATTGGCCGCCCCTCCACGAAAGGGGGAAACTCCATGGTGGTTTCACCTTGTTTTAGATGTCATTGGTCTTGAGCCAACTCTCGGGTCCGCAGCAGATGCGTATAATGCGTATTTACACTGGAAAGACGGTGAGAATTTAAGTGCGTTGTTATCTTTAGTTTCTTTAATCCCGGTAATCGGCGATGTCGTCGGTAAAGGCGGGAAAATTCTCAAAGTTTTTGGCAAAACCGGCGCCAAAGCTGCTGTTAAGACCCTTGGCAAAGGCGCCACCAAGGCTGCCCCTAAAGTGGCGAAAACTGTAAAGGCCCTTCCGAAAGCTGCCGGTGAAGTCGATCTGGCCGTTGCAAAAGCCTTACCGAAATCTGCTGGTGTAAAATACGGAGCTAAGGTTTTAAAGGCCCCCGCGGAAGCCGTTAGTGTTTGGACAAATTTAGCGAATTTAATAAAAGAACATGAAAGCGTTATCAGGAATATTCTTGATATCATAGAAAAAGAAGATCCCCACCTCTCAGAAGCGATACCCGATATAAGAGAGGAATTCGAAACAATCTTGGAAGACGCAGAAGAAACGCCAGGCGAAGACGCGTTGCCGCCGCCCCCCGGAGAGCCGGAAGAAGAACCTACACCAGAGGAAGAAGAGGAAGAAGAGATCACGCCAGATGAAGAAGAGGAAGAGGAGCCCACACCAGAGGAAAAAGAGGCAATAGAAGCTGTAAAGCCAATAATAGACGAAGCTGCGCGCATATTGGCTCTTAGGCTTGTCGTAGCCGGCCCACGACATTATAATAATATGACCACTATTAATGCCACCGGCCGTCTGCTCAGAAAGTATTTTATAGAATCAAGGCGCCCCCTTAGCGAAGCCGGGAAGGGACGATCAGCCCCCCGCCCCGCATCCGATTTCGAACCGAGGCTAGGTGACCCCAGGTGGTTTGATGTTGACAGAGTGAAAATTGAAGCAGAAGAAGCTAGAAAAAACCTTGAAGAGCTTAAAGGAAATGTAAATCTGGAGGTATTGAGCGCCAGATACGCTGAATTGAAAGAAGCGAACCCAAAGATAGAAGATACACTTGAAAATACAATATATCTCATTCAAAAGGCGGCTATGAGATGATGAGGATTTTATTATGTTAAATGAAGATAAAATGGTTGAAATAGTGATTGATTTTGAGAAGCTTCGCGCAGACACTTTAAACGAAAGCTTTTTGGCTATGTTCGGCGGCTGGGTAGAACACATTTTAAAATCTATGTTTGGAGGGTATAAAATACCTGTAAGCATTAGAGGAAGTCGTTCCGAAGTTGAATCTTTTGCGAAGGCCATTGGCGGCGAAAAGAATTATATTGAAGCTGCTAGCAGATATGGCCTGGATCATCCGAGAACTTACAAGAATAAAGCAGTTTTGGATAACGCAATCAAGAATTTCGAAAAGGACACTGGCTTGAAGTGGCCATTCCAGTAGGATTTAGAATATGGCAGGACCAACGCGAGAAGAATTAGAAGCAGCCGCCCAATCAGCGGAACAGGTGGCCGCAGCCCAGGCCCAGCAGCTTTCGATTTTAGAGAATCAGAAGAAAGCTCTTGTTGAAATTAATGCCAGCGCAAGAGAGTTGGGAGATTTAAACCGAAAAATTGCTGACACCGGACGCGAACATCAAGAGGCCTTGTACCAAGCTGCTTCAGCCAGAGAGAAACAGCTTTTAACTGAGGTTGAGCTTCTTAAAACCGCCCAACGGATTGGTGAAGCCACACAAGCCGAAGTCTCCACTGTTCAGGCACGCTATCTGGCTGAAAAAGCAGTAGTCGATGAAATGCAAAAGCAGGTAGATATAGCCCAAAGACGAGCCGAATATGAAAAGGAGTCTTTAAAGTGGGCCGACGGATTTATCAAGAGGTGGACGGGCATAGAAGAGGGCGCCCCAAAATCTGGCATTGCAAGAATGATTGCCGATCCTGCGGGGACTGTGGGAGCTTTGGCAACCTCTTTTAAAGAACTTGTTACCCCAATCAACGTTCTGAGTTCAATAATGGACAAGATGGGAGAGGCGACTGAATACTTGATATATGCCCAGGATCAAGCAATTGTTTCTTTTACAAGGGCGACAGGCCAAGTTGATGTCTATAACGACCAAATTATTCAACTTGAACGCTCTTTATTCCTGGCCGGGGTGTCAGCGGAGGATTCCGCCGCAGCATTCCAGAGTTTGTTTTTGAACTTTTCAATGTTCTCGGAACTCTCAGAAACTTCACAAACACAATTAGCTGAAACGGTGGCCGTGTTGTCGGAACTTGGGA